TGTTGTATGTAGAGAAATGATCTCTCTTCTGAAATATTTCTTTCCATGCTCTTTTATATCAGCTTTCAATCGTTCACTTGACCCATAGTACTTCTGCCAGTCACTTGAACTTCGTTGCCTTCTCTTCTTACCTTTGACTTTTCGTATACTATAAAAGTATTTACGCCCGATATACTTACGATTGTCTAATTCATTAGTTATAATATACACGAAACCTTCGAATTTGTCAATGTCTTTTTCAGTAAAAATTTCACCACGAAATATCCAGTCAGTATGTTGCATTTTTTAAAAACCATTTTCTAAAAACTTTTCTATTCTTATGCGCTGAGCTTCTATATCTTCGGTCTGGTCGTCAATCTTCTTCTGTTGAAACTTCATCTTATCAGATTGATGTTTAATCTCGTCATTCTGAGTCGTCACACTATCAATCGTGTTCGTCTTGCTCCTCTTCGATTTCTTCATCGCCCTCTCCTAGCTCTTCTTCCTCAAATTCGTATCCACAGAATGAGCAATAACTAAAGAGTTCCTTAGACCGCCAACTGATCGTAAATTCAGTTGTGCAGTCTGGACAAATTAAAGTTTCTGTTTTCTTTTTATCACTCATGCTTCTCCCCAAATCTCCTGCCAGTTTCCTGTTAATGCACCCTTCGCATAATCGGTTGATCTATTCTCAAAGAAGTTCGTGTGTATTGGTGCATTGATTAGTGTTTCTACCCATGGCAAAGGATTTCTTTTTACTTTGAAAATACCCTTCATACCCATACTTATAAGTCTACGATCAGCAATATATCTTATGTATTGTTTCACTTCATCTCCACGTAGTCCCTTGATACTTCCCATCTGGAATGACAGGTCAATGAACTTATCTTCAAGCTCAACCATCTTCTCACAAATACTATATATCTGTCCTTTAGTTTCATCATTCCACAAACCTCTATCTTCTTCAACTAACTTTCTGAAGATGCGTATCATGGCCTCAGTATGCATTGTCTCATCTACGATAGACCACGTAATGATCTGACCCATACCCTTCATCTTACCATGACGAGGAAAGTTCAACAACATAATGAAAGAACTGAACAATGCAAGTCCCTCTGTAAATGCAGAGATGGCTGCAATCTTAATAGGTAGAGAGACACCATTATTCACTTTCTGCATGAAGTATTCGTGTTTCTCTCTCATTGCCTCGTACTCATTAAACTCATTGTAAGTACTCTCAGGCATACCAAGAGTTTCAATCAAGTGAGAATAAGCTGCAACGTGTAATGCTTCTCTTGCAACAAAACTGCACAACATCATTCTTATCTCAGGTTGTGGAAAGTTTGGAAGATAGTTATCAACATAACCCCCTGCAACATCAAGGTCACTCTGCGTAAAGAAACGAAAGATTTGTGTAAGAAAGTATTTCTCTTCAATAGAGAGCTTACTTTTCCAGTCTTTAATATCCTCAGCCATTGGTACTTCGGTATGCAACCAATGAGATTGCTCATGTTCTAACCATATATCATAGAACTCAGGATATTGAAATGGTTTGAAGTAATCTCTTGTATCTGTTATCTTAACTTTAGTCATATGTTTCCTTATCCTTCGCAGGCTAAACAATCGTCACCATCTGCAACAGCAGTCATGTCTAGTTCCTGTATGATTTTTCTTTCTATTTTATTTGATATCTTATCGGCTTTACCGACTTTATCAGATCGACAGTAGTATAGTGTTTTTAACCCAGATTTCCATGCAAGAAAGTGAACAGCATGAAGGTACTTGATATTAGATGTGGGTCTAAAGAACAGATTGAGAGACTGTGCTTGGTCAATAAACTTCTGGCGATCAGCTGCATTTTCTATTACCCATCTTTGATCTATTTCCATCGCTGTTTTAAAAACATCTTTTTGATGATCATCAATAAACGATAAGTGCTGACACGATCCGTCATTAGATATGATTGATGACCATATATCTTCATAATGTAATTTAGGGTTCTCTTCGCACTTCTCTTTAATCAGTTTGTCAAGGTATTTATTTTTTGCAAAATGACTCCCTGATAGTGTGTCTTGTCGATATGCATTTGCACGAAAAGGTTCGATACTTGGAGAAGTATTCCCCATGATAATACTACTTGACGCATTAGGAGCAATTGCAGTCGTATGACTAAATCTTCTTCCTGTACCTACGGCATCAGGAGCTTCTCCTCTTTCAGAACCCAGCTCAATGTTTGCTTTGTACAACCTGTTTGAAATGTGTCTAAACACTTTTGTATTCAGAGACTTTGCCATTACACCTTCAAATGGAATCTGTTTACTTTGTAGATATGCATGAAATCCTAATGCACCAACTCCAATTGACCTCTCCCTCATTGCAGAGTATTTTGCACGTTTTACATGATCAGGTGCTTTGTTGATGAATACCTGTAGCACATTGTCCAACATCTCAGCAACATCTCTTATAAATCTTCCGTTTCTTGACCACTCGTCAAAGTACTCAATGTTAAGAGAGGACAAACAACACACAGCTGTTCTGTCTGCATTTGTAGGAAGAATAATCTCAGAACACAGATTACTCTGATGAATCTTCAGTCCCTTGTCTTTAAGAAACTGTGGTAGGTGTTCATTACTTGTATCAATGAAATGCATATAGGGTTCACCTGTTTGCATACGCATCTCAAGTATACGTTGCCAAAGTTCTTTTGCTGGAACTGCATCTAACACTTGACCACTAAAAGGGTCTTTGAGCTCCCATGTATCATCAAAGTTTGGATCACGCATACAGTTCTCAATAATCTGCATGAAGTCATTTGTAATGTTGATACCATGATGCATATTCAAACATCTAAGATTCTGATCTCCTGTTGGTTTCCGCATTTCCAAAAAAGGAATNATGTCGGGATGAGAGATGTCGAGATAGGCTGCATATGAACCTCTTCGTGTCTTGCCTTGTCGATAAGCCAAAGATGAGGCGTCATAAAGTTTGAGGTGAGGTAGAACGCCAGTAGACTTATCCCCAGCACTCCGAATACCAAAGCCAATACCGACACCACCCCCAAGCATAGATAACCAATTAGTTTCAGAAAGAGTATCCACAAGTCCTTCAGCAGTATCATCAATATAATTAAGATAACAAGAAATAGGAAGACCTTTAGAAGATTTTCCATAAGAGAGGATTGGTGTAGAATAAGATAACCAATGTTTTGAAGAATAGTCGTAAAGTCTTTGGGCATGATTTTCATCCGTTGCAAAGGTCTTAGACACAAATGCAAATCTTTCTTGAGGAGAGATTTCTTCATCTCTCATATAAGATTCTTTGAGCCGTGTGATGCCTGCTTCACTCAATAGCAGATCACGATTTGGTTCAATTTTAATACCCTGATATTCCAACTACTTCTCTCCTACATATGTAAAAATGAGTGGAAAAATTGTACCTATTTGACTTGCACATTGTCTTGCCACTTCCATGTGTTCCTTCTGTGTTCCATTACCTGTTCTTAATTCAATATAGTGAATCCAACTTCTTAGACTTCCCTTCATGTATAATCTACTGACAGTCAATCCTTCGGGAAGGACAGCCCTTGCTTGTTCCTTTGCAATACCATTCTTTATAGCCCAATCGTACATTTCTCGAGCAAGGTCAATAACCTCATCCTGTCTTGTCACCCATTGTTCTTGTATCCATTTTTGTTCTATCGTCAATGGTATTGAGCTTTGACGATTCTTTTTGTCTTGTAGTCGTGCCTCTTTATAATCAAATGCAAGTTCTCTTGTCGGGTCTGCATATCTCTGGCTAAACTCTTGAAAACTAAAACTTCTATGTCTCAATATCTGTCTTGCAATGTCTCTTGTAGTTTCAATCTCAAGGGTCACATCAACCATCTCAAGAGGACTCCAGTGTTTATTCTTTATGAGATACTTGACCAACTTTTCTGATGACTGTGTATTATTCTGATTTGATGGATTGGATACTCTGGCTGCATGAGCAATTTGTTGCATAATCAATTCTGCGGGCATACCCCATCGCCAATCTTTGCCATTGGGTTGGGTATAGCTCACAACTTCAACTTTCATATTCTTTTCCATTCATTAATTTTTAATTGTAATTCAAGACCTGAGAAGGTGTTTTTATTTATGTCCTCTAATAAAGCCACTTCTGACATTCCACCCTGTATCATGTCATTAATGTCATTTTCTTTAATTTTTTTATCCCAAACACAAACAGAAAAATTATGCCGACTTGCCTTCTCCATGATTTTCAATATCTCACGATTACGAGGTTCATTATCAAAGATAAGTGTTGCATTTTTACGATCAATCATCTTGGAAATCATAGATAGATTTGATGACCCAACAGCAACACAGTTTGGTATGAAGAAGGAATCAAGAGCTCCCTCGACACAATAGATTCTTTCTCTTGTATTCACCACATCCAAATTAAAGATCATAGGATAGGACTCATTTACTCTGAGTGCAAGATACCTAAGATTACTTGTGTCTGTAATGTCACGACACGTAACTCCAATAAGACTTCCTGACTTCGAATAAGCTGGTATGATTATGCGAGGACAGTTATCAAATGTTTTCGATAGAGACTTTATCTTCTCGGAGATAGAACCAAGTTTCTTGGAATCTTCACAATAGTACAATCGAGAATAAACACTCTCAGGTATTTTCCTACTTTGAGCATATGTCAAAGCTGCATGAGGACAACACAGAGAAGAGAGTTTTGGAAACAACGCATCAAGACTTGATTGCTTACTCATCGTAAAAGGTTTATTAGGTTTCGATTTACTTACAGGTGGAGCATATCCCCTTTCCTTGAAACTCTCCATTCTCCAACTGTTCCATAAAGACGCATCAATAATTTTAAGTAGATTACCAAAGGTAGAGCCATACTGACAGTTATGGCATCTATAGTTCAACTGAACACCCTTAGTATAAAGGTATCCACGCATCTTCATTTTATTTTTCTGTGAGTCTCCACACATCGGGCAACGTAAGTTAGCCAAATAGGGAGAGAGAGTCTTTACCTTAAATCGACCGACTCGACTTGAGATAAACCCTGCATATTTTGTATCTATTCGTAAGGTCATAACACAGTATACGAATATGAAGGGGCAAAGTCAATAGGTTTATACCACTGGTTTAAGAGATATTATATATGCAACAAAGATAATGACTCCCGATATAGTACTCATGCCTATAATTACCCATATCCAGTTCCATATCTTTCTCCACCGCTCCTCATGGTCATATATGGCCTTTTGACGATCTTTTCGTATCTTTCCCTGCAATCGAATAATCTCATCCCATGCTTTTGGGCCATAGGAAAGATTGACAAAGTTTCTAAGTTCATCTTCCATTGCCTGAGCCTTCTTCTTGGCTGCAAATATCTGCATTGCCTCCGCCTCAATAGAACCCCCTGCGAAAAGTTTCTTGAAGAGAGGAGGTTTCTTATTCATCTTGGCTGCATGATTTATATCACTGACTGCACCCATCCATTGTCCCATCTGGCCGTACATAGACTCAATGTCCTTACCTACGGCAACTCCTTTTTTGATGAAATTGAATGCTGCCGATGCAGCTGCTAATGCACTTATAGGGTCTATGATAACCTCCTATGGATAAACCTGTGTTGTCTTTGGGTTTACTTTCTTGGGAAGGCAGTATACAGTAACATAGTCATCTCTGGACATACGATCTTTAGAACCATAGTTTCCATATACTTTAGAGACACGACTTGCAAAATAGTTACAACGATCAATAGATCGAAAATACATATCACCACTTACCATCTCTCTAGCTTCCCCTGCTCCCAAATATACAGTGAGCAAAAAAACATGAATCATCATCTACCCTTAAAGGCATCAGAGGATTTACTTGTCCCTGCATATAATCCAAACCAAGCTGCACCAGCACCAACGATTACAGAGATTAACCCTGCTTGTTGTGATGTTGGATCAGGAAGTTCCATGAACCAGATTGTCGATTTGTAGAGAAGTATTATGTAAGTAGTTAGAAATAGTCTTGGAAAGATTCTCCATGAGTCCACAGCTCTTGCTAAGTGTACCCAGTTCATATATGGATTGGTGCCACTATTCACTGTAGTTGTGTCAACTTCGAGATCAATCTGAACTGTCTTTTTTACATCAGCCATTTTGTTATCCTATTAATATTTTAATAAATGAAGGCATTTGTGCAATAGCATAACCAATGACAGTCGCTCCACCAATGGCGACCCATTTCCATCTCTCCAATCTTGAGATACGATTGTCTATTTTTTCTAAGGAATCTTTGAAACTCTTAAGCTCATCTATTATGTACGTTCTCCCTATTTTAAGCTCATCATTTACGAAGGACTTAAATTCCTTGAGAGAATTTTTGACATATTGAGTTTCTTGTTCTTGGTAATCAAGTTTGGATTGTTGTACAGTCACCAGAGTACGAATATCATCTGCGACTTGTGATAGTTTTTCAACTGCGACATCAAGCTTAGAATAGGAGTCTTTAAACCCTTCTAACTCTTTGTCTAATATTGCAACTTTCGTTGTTAAGGTATTTATTTTTTCGTCAGCCATTGTTGTAATCCAAGTGTAGTAAGGTGATCTTCTTCACATACACTAATTACATACTGTCGATACCTGACTATTTATAACTACCAAAATTTAAGTTTGGATAACCTAGACTTTTCTGGAACAACAACGGCCTTTTCTTTCTTCAAAGCCTCTTGTTCTTTCTCAATAGTCGTTTCATAATAGTCTTTATAGGCTGCAATGACCCCTTGTTGTTGCATAATCAATGCTCTTACCTTTGCAAAATTGACAGATAGTTTTTCGTATCCTTTATCCGTCAAAGAGAAAAGAACAGGATTGAATTTCTTTTGTTCAATCTCCTCAAAAACCTTCGTGACATTTTCCTCTGTTACGAGCATCCAAGATACTTCATCTAACTTAACTTTATCTACCGAAGGAATAGAAAGTTTTGTTCTCTCTATCTCGGTTGTAATCATTTCAACAGTTGAACGAGAAGCACATCCACTAATTAAAGAGATTAGGATTAGCGATATTAGGACACTGTGTATTACTTGCAGATTTTTTCTCAACTAACTTCTCCTTCTCTGTTAATGGATCACCAGAAAGTATTTCAAAACATCTCCCTGCGTCTTTCGACCCTTTGTTTATGATTCGTTGTACCGACCTTGGTTTTGCAACAGCAAGGCGNCCAATATCTCTCTCTCCGAGAACTCTTGAAACTTTATTGAATTTTGTTTGTGTTTTTTGTACTTCGTTTCTTGCTTCTGATAGTGCAAGACTAAGTTTCTCTGACACTTCTTTTTGAGCCTTTGTGTCTCTCTGAAGTGCATTGATTGTACGAACTTGTTCTTCGTTTGCAACTTGTTGTAGTGCAATCTCTTGTGCAGCTGTTTTAAGTTGTGCCTGTGTATCTTTATAATAAAAGAAACCCATTCCACCAACAACTGCCATAACGATTAACATATAAGGCATTATATTCTCTCCACTGTCCAATTGAGTTCTTTAACAGTGCGAATCTCAAATGGCCTATAATCTTCTAGTTTAACTTTGATATGTTTTGGGGATAGTTTACGAATACTTCGACAGATTAATGATTGTTTGTCAAAGTCCTCTCCACTGATTGTAATTTTGTACCGAGGAAAGCAGTGATAACGAAACCATGCTATAGTATTCTCCATAATTATTCTATAAGACCGACTTTATAAACTGTCTTACCTCCCTCTTTCATTGCCGTTAGACTCTGTTTTCTATTTAGATCGTTAATATGACCAGATTTAAACGACTCTGGTTTCTTATAACTTACATGAACCCATCCACTATCAGGTATGCCTGGCGTGTAGAACTCAAGTATCAACTGATCGAACTCAAGGTTACTCTCTATCCACTCTGCAACCTCATAGTTTGATGTGCCTGGGCACTCAAGATCAACCGCCTCACCTTTACAATGTTGAGACTTGGATGAACCCCCAACAGCTTCATTGAGTTCTTTTCCACGATACCCACTGTTTAAAACAGTAAGTCCAAATTGATCTCTTACCTTCTGTACAACATTCTCAAATAACTCTTTTGCACACTCCAGATGATCACCTGTTGGAGTATTGTCAAGTCCTTTACGAAGAGCAGTCTGACTCTTTGTAAATTCTGCAAGTGAGAAGTTCTTGCTAAGCTTCATTTAATGGTACTTTGGTTTCGTTCTTCTTCTTTTCCTCCACTACAGCATTGTCTCCAAATACTTCAGAGAGAGTAGCATTTTTTTTAATCTCTTTTTCTTTTAATACCGACATTGCATAGAGGTCATTCGCATATACTGTCATTTCTGTTCTTTCTCTTTAAGGTGTGCTTCTTTTGCCTTTCTCTTAATAAAGGTCATGGCATTGATGTATTTATTCTGTGCTAATGGTCGCCCACGTTTTTTTCTTTTCTTATCGTATAATGGATCAGGAGGAAGTGCAACTCCACCGCCTGCAACACTGTTTGTAGGAGCATCTTCTTCTGTGAATATCTCACTAAAGGTTCTATCTGTCTTTGAATCTAGTTCTTTCATTTCTTTTGCAATTCCTTCTATCTTTTGAGCGTCAGACATTCCCATGACATTTTTTTCCTCCTTGAGAAGAAAAAGAGCAGCCCCATAAGTTGCAACCTTAGTGTTACCGCCAGGCACTTTTGCAATAAGTCTTTTGATATTGTATATCATTCTATCAAAGAGAGTCATTGCTTTCTTTTCTTCGGGAGTCTTTGCCTTCTTCAGTCTCTTTCCTTTTTCATCAATTAGCCCAAGCTCAAACGCATCCGTTTCATCAAACGGAGTTGTAAGTCTACGAATAAATTGATATACGAAAAAGAGATCGACTGCACTACTCATATCTTATTTAGAACCTTCTCTATTTCTTCATCACTCTCGATGAAGGATGGATCAATCGTTTCATCACCTAATCCAATACCACGAACATAAGTATTTGGCCATTGATTTAAGAAAACTAAAAAAGGTTTCAAATACTCAAGATACTCATAGCATTTATAGAACAACATTCGAGTCAAATGTCTCGACTCAAAAACATTATAAAGAGCAATCAAGTGATTGAGAATCAACCTGTGATTCATATCACTTTGCGTACTATACCTCTTAAACAATCGTCTAAGATATTTAATACGATTCACATCTTCGGTGAACTCCAATATATCCACGCATCTAGGATTTTCGTAAAACTTAGCTGCGTATAACATGAAGTTCGAATCATCAAGAGTTTCAAACATTCAACCATTCTAACTAAAAACTGACAAAGCCACCCTTTTAATCTGTGTATTTGTCGTTGCAACATATAGATAATCCGCATCCCAAAAAATACTTCCTTGCTGTCCACCTGTGAACTGCGTGGTTGCATTATTTGAGCCTGGAGTCGTTGTATTCTCGATTACGATTCTTGCATTGTCACCTGTACCAACAATCTTAGATATACCACTTACATTAACATTTGCAGTAATATAAGCGTTTGCGCTGGTGATCGTTACATTTGAACGAGCTGTCACAAGTGACCCAGCAACAAACACTGTATTAGATGGTACGGCTCCAAAGAAGTTTTTTACTGTCACTTTCTTACTTGTTGCTGTTCCGTTTGGATCATCAATAATCATCAACAAGTCTGGCGATGCAGATGTTGTTAACGCAGTAAGTGCAGAAACTTTTTTATCAGCCACTTTCTAATCCTTATACTAATTAAACGCCCTTTGGACTTACTTGGAAAGTTGTAATAACATCCCCAGCAAAGTTCAATAGGTTATTTGATACTGAACCTGTAATCACAAGATTTGCTGTACCTACTTGTCCAGATAGTTCTGGATTATAAACAGGAGAACCTGTTACACCAATTGATTGTGCATTAATTCTATATGTTCCTTTTGCAGAACCAGTTCCACCCATTAGTGGGGGTAGATTGAAAATTAATTGGTTGTTTGAACCAGCAACTGTTGAAGCAACTGTGTTTGAACTTATGATGTGTGCATTACCACTATTACCACCAGCAGTATTTGCAAGTCTGATGTACATAAGGTTAGCAGATGCTTTAATCTTTACAGCTGAATTGAATACAACATAAAGGTTTGCAGTTGCTACGTTTGCAGAAATCACACCATTTGCATTTAACTTAACATACATTTGAGTGATATCAGGAAATCCTAATGTGTCTAACCCTGCAATTTCTTGTTTTTGTCCAGCTGCAACAAGTACTTCATCAATAGTTCTTGAACCTCTGATCTCTCTACGAACCCAACCCTTTGAGGTTGCAATTACGTTTCTCTTTTCTTTCATTGCTTGGCCAAAACCTTGACCAGCTGGTGATGGTTGATAACCATCCTTATACGCTGCTCCAGAACCAATTGAATTTGCACCTGTTGCAGCCTGCGTACCTTCTTTGAAAAAACCCCATCCCGCCATGATTGTAACTCCTTATCTTTGCGCTTTTCGTGGTTTAAATTTAACACTACTCGACATAATAAAACTTAATTAATCATAACAAAATTAGTTTTTAGACTTTTCCATTTTAGGATCAAACTCGACCTTGGCTGGATTACCTTCAACATCTTTATTTTCTTTCTTGTCTTTTTTAACAGACTTTGAAATTGCAGCTCTACGTTTCTTCAGATATTTATCCGAGTCGTCTACATCTCCATCATTGTCGATGTCGTCATCAGCCTTACCTACAGGGTCGAGTTCTTTTTTCTCTCCCACTGTAGTTGCCTGTCTAACAGCATCTACTAATGAGTCAGATAAACCCCAACGCTTCTGTAATGATCTTTTGTCCATATCTACTTTCCTAAGAATATATTAAAACTCTAAAACACTCGTTCTTTTTCTATTTATAAGTTTAGTTTGTGCAACTTTTCGATTAAGCTCAAGGATTTTAAGTTTAAGAGGAGTATTCCCCTTCCAGAGCCTATGAAACTCATTTGAAGGTATTTGTACCACACTACCCTTACTTATGTCCATAGGGCGTTTATTATCCAGCTGCAATCGCCAACCCTCTCCTTCCATAACAATAACTGTTCTACTGTATTCATCTCTGTGCCAGACAAGACTTTCTTCATTCACGTTTTCATCAAACTCACGAATAATGCAGCCTGGCATAATATCATCTTTGTATGGAGTCATTTTTTACCAAAAGGAAGAAGGGTTGTCAACTTGTAAACCAAGAGATTTTGCAAAACGAGGAACACGGCATGACCAGTATCCAGGCGTTAGTTTGTCTTTCTTCTCTGCACACTTATGACGAGCTGCAAAGGACTTACGTGCCACAGGGTCGTTAATCTTAACCTTTAGACCTGTTGTATCACCAAACTCAATCTTCTTGATATTATTTGTTTCTGGATTACGAACATAAACATAGAACTTCTTTCCACCACCTCTTTTTGGTTTGTTGAGCTCTACATCCTTCTCTTCTTCCAATGTTTCGAAATTGATGAGAGGATAGTCAAGAGGGACTTCTGACCCTTCATACATACCATGTCTACCAATGTCTGTACTCAAAAGTTCTTGTGTTATCTCACCGACTCTAAGACTTCCTTCTGAAACAAGTTTCCTTGCTGATATAAAAGTCTTGAAGTATTCTTGTGACCCTGTTCTAAAAAGATTCTCATCCAATGGTATCTTATGTTCAACCATGTAGTCAATGTTTTTATCGTGGATGCGTACTGTCTTACCTGTAAACTCCATAAGCTCTGGGTCGTACTCAGGAGCACCACAGTTAGGATGTTCTGTGAGGTAACTTGAAAATGTTTTCATTTATTTGAATACCTTAATGCCAGATACATCCAAATCTATTCCTAAAA